TCAACTGTTGGTTCAGGTGCGCTGGATGTGCCCAGCGTTGATGTGCCTAATATGCCGTACTTAGGGTCACCAATAACGAACCCGTCATAACCAAAGGTTGCACCATTGGTAAAGTCAAAGGAAACCGCTATCTGGGCTGGTAATGCCATTACCCGAACATTCCTTGAATGCGACCAATCTGACTTGGTGAGCCTGACAAGCTAGATGTCTGTGTGCCAGCAAGTACCTTGTCGATTAACTCTTGCTCACGAATGACGTTGCCTTGAACTGTTACGTTGATGACTGGTGTTTGTGCGCCATATTGTTGAGCTGCTGCTTCATATCGAGCAGATGAAAGAGCTAATACTGCTGCTTGAGTTTGGGTTGCTCCAGAAGCTAACTGATCCATAAATACTTGATTGAATGTGCCCTGAATACCAGCATTGCTTGAAATCGTAGGTGAAATTGTTGTATTACCAATTCCACCTTTTGCCCCTAAAGTAGCTCCAGTTAATTGACCTGTTTGGCTGTTAATTGTTGGGAAAGTCAAAGCATTGAGTTTGGCTTGAAAATCAAGTAACCATTGGTCTAAGAAAGCAAATGGATTCTTAATTTTGGCATCACCGATGCTTAGAAAATACTTATACAAGCCGCCTGTGGCATCTTGAGCCATGAGTATCTGCTTTGTAAGCTGCTTAGCCAATACATCATTTTCATTGAGCAGGGCTAACTGGGCTTCAACGCGCAAGCGTTCCTCTGCCGATAGTTTGCCTTTGAGAGCTGCAATGAGTTGAATCTGCTCAAGGTCGAATACTGTGCCAGCCTTCTTGAGTGCAGTTTGCTTCTTAAGTTCTGCTGTGTTCTTTGCTTGTGCCGCTAGTAATTCTTTCGCGCGCTTTCTAGCGGCTGACTCTGCTGCCGTTTGTTGAGCTGTGCGGCGAGCAGTTCCTGCAGGACTTGCTGAACGATTAGTGCTTGTGGACGTTGTTGGCATTCCTGTGCCAAAAGGATCCATGAGGAAGTTTGTGTAACCTTGACGGAATTTGTTGATTGCTCCAATGGTTACGCCTAATGCTAATGTGACTGCGTTCACAGCCTTAGCAATGCTGTCGATCGCGTGAGCTGCATCTTTAGCCTCTGTGCCGCCGCCAATGCGGGCGAAAGCATCAACCAAGCCTTTACCGATTGTCTCTTGAGCGTTGGCTGCTGCGACTGAAAGAATATCCAACTTATATGAAGTGCTGGTGAGGTACTCATCGGCAGCGTTTGCAGAATTCTTAAGCATAATGCCCAGAATCTCATTGAATGACTTGGACTTAAGTTCTGCCTGTGTAAGTCCAAGATTATATTTTTTGAGTCCTCGAGTAATGCCAACATAGCCATTGGCTAAATCTTGAGCGACTGTAGCCAACTCCATGCCTGTTGCTCGGCTTATCTGAATTGCATCATTCAGCAAAACCTGCGATTGGGTAAGTGAACCAGTTGTGGTAAGCAAAGCCTGAAATGCTGGGCGCAGTTTGTCATCAAGAATTCCTGCGCTTGTTTCGGTATTTTTGATGAATTCCTCAACCCTAGTTTTTTGAAGGCTATAACCAAGATTGTCTATTGCAGTTGCTAATCTTTTTGCTGCCGCTTCGTCTGCTGCATAAGCCTTGACCGATGCTTTGCCATAGGCAACTATGGCTGCTGTAGATAAACCAAGTCCTAATGATCTGCCTAATTTTTTAACTGATTTTTCAAATTTTGCTACTGCTGTGTCGGCTTCTTTGAATGCTTTTTTGCCAACGAATTCCGCCGCTAAGGAAACTAGGATACTCATGCGCCGACCTTTGCTTGTAGTTTAGCTGACACAGCCTCGACTGCTTTTGCAATACGGGCTTGCGCTCTGCCTGAATCCTCACCAAATGCTCTAAAAATTAAACGACCATTAAACTTTTTACTGCTGCGTCCGCGCTGTCCTGCTGATCGTTGGGCTTCGTATATTTGACCCATTGCAGCAATAAATTGTTTTCCTGCGTTTGGATTAGCTGATTGACTAAATTGCTTGTCGCTGCTTCGTATCATGTAATCAGGTCGAGCAAATCGAGTTCCCGCGTTTGCATAATGCTGAACTGATGGAGCTATTGGTCTGCCGTTTGCGCCCGATTTACGCCCTGCGGTTTCATAGATAGCACCTGCTGCGCTTTTATTGTAAATGGTGGCTATAGATCGAAAACCGCTGCGATTGGTTTTTGTGGGTGCAGTTGACGATTTGATGCCCTGCTTAATAATGGACGGATTGAAAACACGATTAGCCCATAAACCTACTGCGTTTTCCCATCCAGATAAAGGTGCCTCGCTTGGGACATAACCTTTAGCCTTAGCAACAATTGGACGCATAAATTGCGTGATTTCTTTTGTTGTGGCTTTGGCTAAATCTGGTTCAAATTGACGAAGGGCTTTACGAACCGCGAGTGCGCCTTTGATTGCGACTGGCATCCTTTTGCTCCTTCGCTATGTCCTTCAATACCTGTATATGAGCTTTGAAAGCCATCGGAGAAAGTCCCACGATGCTTTCGAAAGAGACTCCATACTCGTAACTTAATCTAGTTGCGAGATAGGTGAGGGAGTCTCGATCTAGCCTAAAGGGTCGGACTCAAGTACCTCAACACTTCTTAGCGTTGCGATAAAGTCCTCGCCAAAAGGCTTGACAGTCTCACCCGAACGTCTAATTGCATCCCAGCAAAGCCAGTAGATATCAGATTGCTTAGAATCCTCAATCAACGCTTTGTGGAATCCTTTTTTGGCATATTGCTCAAAGGAATACTCAAGGAGCGGAGTTATTTCATACTCCTGCACCTGTCCGTCAGCCCTTGTTATTTTGAGTTTAGCCATAGCCCTTTTCTCCTTACTACGCTGTTGTTACAGCGATTGTACCAGAGACGTTCCAAGTAACTGATTGAGTTGAAAGGTCTCCAACTGCGCCGTTAATTGGTGTGGTGTTGTTGATAAGGCAGGTCATTGTGTAAAGCGGGTTTGATGCTGATGTTGCAGCACTTGTTTGCTTTACTGTAACTGTGACGTTATTGCCCCATTGGGTGTTAAGTGTTTGAAGTGTCTTGCTTGTTGCATCGTCATTAAAAAAGTCAATAGTGATGGATGATGCTTCCAAACCCTTAACGTATCGGTGTCCCCCATCCCCCATGCTGGTGATTTCCAGTTCGTCAAAGGAGCGGTTGATTGTTACGGATGAAACAAGGCTGGAGAGGTCTACCGCATTAACAGTAAGAACAACCCCGTTGCTTAAATATGTTGACACGGCTTATTCCTCATCTTTCTTTTGTTTTGGTTCTGGCTTTGAAGCAACCTGACCGATTTTTGTCAGGAAGGCTGCATTTTCTTTTTCCCATTGCGCTAAATCGGTCATGATTTAACTCCATTCCGTGAGTGTGCTGATCTGCACGTTACAGGTCAGCAAGTCTCCTGTGGGAAGGTTCAACACAGCAGGTGCGCTTACAGTTCCCACATTAAAGACAATGCTAGATGCTTCGAGCAGTTGAAATACTCGAACAATGTCATCCTCAATGCCAGCAAGATTTCCTTGATTATCAAGCAATGGCACAAGAATTGAAATAGTGAAATTAGCCAATGGAGCTACAGACAAATAGTCGTTGTTTGTCGGAGTTATGTATGGATCAGCAGGGCTGACAATAACGCTGTTGGCAATAGGCGTAGCAGGTGGGAAACTAAACACCGACCATTTTGTGTTATCGGTAAGAGCTGCGGCAATGCTAGAGCGTAGGGTGGTTATTGCTGGCATTAGCCCACCATTGAATTAGGCGCGATGTAAGGGGATATGAGCCCCCTGATTCTTGCCAAAAGTTGGTTTGACATGGTGTATGGGCTTGGGCTGAATCCGTCAATAGATACGCCTTGTCCTGTTGGTGCTTGGCGAGCCTGATAGATAGCAACCGAAATCATGAGGCTTGCTTCTTGAATAGCTGCAATGGTTGTGTAGTCGGTATAGGTATCGGCTGCAACTGTGCCATAAGGGTTGATTGGATGGCGTGTCGCGTTGCTTACATGATCCGTTGTAACTGTGATGCTGTAATCGCCTACGCCTGTGATGGTTTTGTTGCCGTTGTAATGTGAGCCACAGCCTGTGATATTCACAGTCTGCCCGACATAAAAGGTGTCTAAAACATAGTCATTAAAATAAAGAGTGCCAACAGTTCCCTGATTGGCGTGAGCCACTACTGGGGTCGTATTAGTCCATAGAAAAGGCAACAACACATTGTCGGCAGCATCGCAGACTTCTTGCAGCACAGAGTCGGTATAGAGTGAACCAATACCAAGTGCTGTGCGAAGTTCTGCAACTGTTGTGATTGACATTATTGACCTTTCTAAAGACTAGGGGGACTGCAAGGGCTCTGGCAGCCCCCCTAGCGACTTAGGGCTTACCTATCAGGTAAGGTTGAACTTACGAACGCCCTTACCCGACTTAGCAAGGTAGATAGCGAGGTATCCGTAGAGGTTAATCTCTACTTCACCTGATGTAAGTACGTTCACACGAAGTTGTGTGGTTGGTGACTCCCAGACATAAACGCTGGATGGTGCTACCAAGAATGCAGAGTTATCAACAACGCCAGATGCAGCGATGTTGTGATCCACAATAAGATCAGTTCCAAGAACGTTGCCACGAACTGATGAAGCAACTGCTGAACCTGATGCATTTGTGGTTGAACCCTGTGCAGAGTAAAGAGCGCGACCAGTTGAGTCTGCGTATCCTGCGATAGCAGCCCATTGGTCTGTTGATGCAACTAGCTTGTTAGCAAAGTCTCCGCCAGTTCCCTTGTATGCGGCTGCGCCTTCTACAGAGATGAATGACTGAAGTCCTGCTGCTGTTGCTGCTGTTGTTGCAGCGGTTGTACCTGATGCAATGAACTCATTGAGAAGTGCTGTATCTGTTGCCTTCTCATAAGCCTTGCGAAGTTCTGCCATGAGCAATTCCATGAATGCAGGTGATGAGCGGTCAATAAGTTCGAATGAAACGCGGTTCAATCCTGAGAACTTGTTGA